ACGGAATGTCTTGTTTGGCGAGGATTTGGTCTCTAATGGACACGGTTGCTCCTTCTTTTGGTCTCGTTGGACTCGGTTAGTTTTATTTAGTTTTTATTATGAGTATGCGCCACGGGTGATTGAACCAGTGATTTGGAACTCAGCAGAGTAAGTAACAATGTCACCTACACCAGCAGATGTTTCATACGAAGTCATAAAACACTCGCCTGTGTACTTTGTAAAAGTAGAGGTTGAGCCTTCAGGACCGTACTCGAATGAAACAGATGCTTCCTGACCCAAAATTGCAGCCAAGTGTGTATCAACAGTAGCATCAAATGAACCTTCAATGCTGATTGTTGCGTTCTTGAAACCGACTACATAAGTACGGTCAGATGAACCGAATGAAGTGGTTTCTAAAGTCTCTGCTTCACGTGGAAACGAGACAGAGTTAAGTGTGTCTGAAATGTTGGTCAATGTGCCTGCGGCATTATCAACCTTGAATACTGCGGATTTACCGTGTCTAAATGTTGGCATTTTATTATCTCCTTGAGAAAGCGACGCTGAATGTGATTGAACCAGTACCAGCAGCAGGTGTTACAAGCGCACGTAAATAACGATTGACTGTAGTACCTGTAGCAACTACAGAGCGTTGATGGGTTTTAGTACCAATCGCAACTGTAGTAAACGTTACTAAGTCAGCCCACGTACTGTTGTCAGACGAGTGTTGGACTTTAGCAACGGTTGTAGCACTTCTAGTATTTGCGGTTACGTGTAGATGAGCAACACCACCATTAGTTGATGACGCAGCGTTATCTACAGACGCACCTGTTGAGGTAGTTGTTATGGCTGATTTACAGCCTAGCCAAACACCATAATCAAGACCCTCATTTGCCACTGCTTCACCTGAAACAGAAACAACATCTGTAAGTGGACTGCTAATTTCATAAGAAGTTGCAGCAGACTTTACAAGAATTGCTCTACCGCCAACGCTAGTGCTGTCAGTAGAAACGCTAATTACCTTGTCGGTAGTGTTGCCGAGAGCGGCGTGGAAAATTGAGTCTGCGGAATCTGTAGTTCCATCAAACAGACCTTCAAACGATACTGTTCCCTCATTGTGACCAACGATAAACGAACGGTCAGACGAGCCGAAAGTAGTTGTCTCTGGAGTTTCAACAGAAGCAGAGACGCTTGCACTATTTAGATAAGTAGTAAGGTCAAAATCATCACTTAGAACAGTGGTATTTTTACCGTGACGGAACGTAGGCATTATTTCTCCTCAACTGGACGCTGGAATGGTGTGCCATCTTGTACAAAGCCATCACCATCACCGTCAGTAGCATCTGCGTCGAACGCAACACTATCTACGGTAATTTCTGGGGTTTCTTTTTCAACAGGCTCTTCAATTTTTGTGGCAACTTTCTTTGAAGTCTTGCCATCTGTTGTTTCAATCAAGCCTTGTGCAAGTAACCACGTAGCAGATTTTTCAGGCAGGTCAGAAACTAATTCCCCTGCTTCAGCACGCTTATCAGGTGGATAGTCAATCCCCACCAATGCTCGGTATTGGGTCATTCTGACTCCTTTTAGGACAGGACAGACCCCTTACCGTTAGACCTCAAGGGTTCTTCAGCGGCGAGGGTCTCTGTGGACTCGGTCACGACAAGGCTATCATCAACAGGCTTATTTTCCTTTGACAGACGCTCTATTTCTGCTCTTTTTTCTTTAATCATAAAGTACGTGAGCCAATAACCAATACCGTCTACAGCATTATCGAGTTTCTCTGAATGAACTTCTCGTGCAATCTTTACACCAATCATACAAAGAGCAACCTGCTCAGCACTTACATCTACACCTAGAACGGCAGACCATATCTTTCCTGCTCTAGTGAAGTCCTCTAACGGGTGTCCATAGTCATTCTGTCGGTCACCACTAACAAGCCTTGCGGCGTAGTTTGCTATGTCATAAGGGTCGCTGAAGGTCATCACAATACCTCTACGTCAGCAATTCTCTTATTTGCATACATACAGAAAGTAAGTACGCCAACATCTGAGGAATGACCTGTCATTTGTTCCCACCAATCTGAACCACCGTCTAATGCTGGGGCTTGCAACCAAACACAGCCACCCCAGTCAGCGATACGGAAGTGATGATAATGCCCAGACACCAAAACGTCACAGTCACCAATTGGTTGCTTTCCTAGAGACTGACCCTCAAGCCACCGTTTTAACTTTTGCTCTGTGCCACCGCCAGCAATTTTAGCGGCGTGACCGTGTGTGATTCCTAGTATCCAACCAGCGGCTTCAATAGTAAGCGACAATCTATCTTTTGGAATAGCAAAACGAACGTGACCATACGCTTCTGGATTAGCCTGAAATATCTCTGCAACTTGTTCAACAATAGCAAGGTCATCATTGTCATTAAGACTGGTATATGACTTACCACCACTGTTACGGTTTTCACCGTGGTTTCCTGCTACTGCTACTACAGAAACATCATCAAATAACTTAGACCAACGCATTAAAGCATCACGCAACAATCTACGTGCAACCTTTACTTGGTCTCTACGGTCAAGTTCTACGCCAAAAGTTTGTTGAGCATAGTGACCTACACAGCCTTCAATTGAGTCACCAGTCCATAGAACTATGAGACGACCAAGTGGTCTATTTATACGACGTAACTCTTTTACACGCTTTTCAACGCTGTCAATGCTCTCAAGGATTCTCTGAACTGTACCTTTTAAGCCGTCACCATCTGGCTTAGCAATCTGCCAATCAGCAAGAACGACTACAAATACACCCTCACCGTAAACTTTAGGTTGAGTGTTTTTCTTTTGCTTCAAAACATCTTTAATTAACTCTGCAATATCCTGCTCTTGAGCAACGGTAATTTTCTGAACAACCTTGCCCTTCCATTGACGGTTAAGAACACCATCTGGATTGCCCCATACGTTAAACAGAACAGGCTCAACAACACTAAACTTCTCTGGGTCTAATCCCCACACACGCAGTACAGAAGACCAGTCAGGCGATTCTTCTGCTGGCATAGCAGACGTTGTGATTGTTCCTTCATTACCTTGCCAAATAACACCAGGAGTCCAATCAGCAATACGTGGTTTTAATGAAGGTGGAGTAAGTGCTTCAGTTTCAACGGTGACCTTTAAGTCATCTAACGCTTTTTCTAAATCTTCTGGCTTCATACTTCACCAGCAACATTCTTGCAAGAACAACCACTGCTCTTAAGTCGTAATCGGTGTTTAGAGATAATCCACGGAGTCAAGTGAACAGAAGTCTGCTTTACATAAGGCTCTAGCACTGTAAACAGTTGAGGTGCTGTGAACTGGTAATCATCTATCATTAACAATAGTTTTTTACGTAATTCTTCTGGTAACTGATAAGCAAATCTCTTTACACCACACCAAGTGTATTCAGGTGTTTCACCTTTACGAATGTTCTCAAGAGCAATTTCAAGAGACTTTACAGCCTCATCACTGAGATTGGTTTGTTGCTTTACATCTTTGACAGTTGATTTTCCACGGACGGGTGAGGAGTTCAGCGAAGATTCTGTTACAACGCCAACATCTAGGGAACTCATCTTGCTTTTCGCTTTTGGCGTAGGCATCAGGTGTCAACTCCGTGGTCATTAGGCGTCCACAAAACAGTCAACATTGAAAGACACTCTAGGACGGTCAAGGTCATCTACTCCCAACGGTAGTACAGACCCAGCAGACTTTACACGAAGAACGGTCACACTACTAACAGACACGTTAATCATTCCACAAATTAAAGTTCTAAGAGTTTCTGCCTTATTACGGGCAGTTACATAGTCATCACGAGTTGCTCTTACAACGACTTGAACTGAAGGACGGTCAATTTCAAAAGGGGCAGAACCAAAAGTCTCTATAGGGGCTATGCCAGTGTACTCATAAACAGCGACACAATAATCTGGGGTATTAGGCATCTTTGAAAGAAACAGATTTGTGCCGATTGTAAGGTCACTGCTATTGGTATCTATATACGTCCCTACAGCCTCTAAGACGCTCATACTAGGTCGTCCAATGCTTCTTGTACTGCATCTACAATACGTGTCCCTAAACCTGCTACACGCCGTTTTACAGGTATCTCAAGAAACTTGGCTGACTTGCCAGGTTGATGACGAGCCTCAAGATTTTCGTGTACGTCTACAGCGTAAGGAGCAGCAACACCACCGTAGCCAATAACAACCTCAACAGCATTTCCCTCAACACGAAGTGGCTTGAGGTTACCGCTCTGTTTTAACGCAGACGTATCTACTGGGACTATTTCTTTAGATTCAAGCAACGCTAAAGCAGCCTCAGCATAAATAGCCTGACCCATAGCCTGAACAGCACCCCTACCACCTTGAGTGAGGAGACGTTGCAGACGGTCAAAGTCCATCTCAATTGAAGTCATTATCCCCTACCAAACGTTACGACAGTATGGTGAACAGCAGTAGTGCCATTGGCATCATAGGTTACCTTATCAACAGCAAGAATCATTGGCTCACTACCAGCAGACAGAATAAGCCTGTCGCCAACCGCAATATCAGCATCATTCAAAACTATGAGTTTGCCACCTTCTACAGTAACTTCACCAGCATCATCTCTGGTACGACGAATCTCACCCATTACGCGAGCCTTATGAGTGGCTGACTGTTGAGCAGTTGAACGCTTACCATAATTATCTAACGTGCTTTGTTTATGGACGGTAATGGTCTCCGTCATATCTTCAGTGAAGTGGGACGGACTTCCTTTGATGTAAGTCATACAAACCCCTAAACAACATTGTCGTGCAGACCAGTATAGAAGTCTGAGTTGTACGTGCTTACAAGTTTATCGGCAGTATTTTTGATTGCCTGTGAGTTAACAACAGGTGTAGGTGGAGCAAGACGGTCACGTTGAGATTTGAGGCTTGTTGCGAGAAGTCGGAACTCAGCAGCAGACGAACCGTACTGCTCTGAAATACTTAGGTCACCAACGCTACGAGAGTAGTTACTTCTATGAGCATAACGACCAGCAAGAATCTCTGCCGCTGTTATTGCAGCATCATAAACATTACCCCAAGTTGAGAGAAGGTAAGTTATTTCTTCATCTTGGAAGTGCGCTTCAGTGCTAACAGTGTCACCGATAAGAAAACGGACTTTGTCACGGTCACTGGTGGGTGCTACATAAGTAAATGCCATAAATCTTATGATACAGGAAGGTGCTAAGAAACCCTGCCCCACTTGACGGAGTTCCAGCCTCTTTCGTGAGCATAATAAATGAAAACCTTAACAACAGTTTCCCAGAACGCTACTAGCGCAGCCAAAGTGCCTTCCCCTGTAATTACATAAACAACAGCCCAAGAAGACAAAGTTCCAAAAACTCGATAAGTCAATGACTTTACGAAAGAACGGGCTTTAGTTACTTTCATCTGCCTCATTTTGAAAATAGTGTTCGGCTTCTTTATCTACCCAACCGTTAGCAGAAAATAAATCAAATACCCAATTCTTTACGCTTTTGAGTAGCACTAATAGCCTCAATCTCATCTCCTAACTTGACCTGCTCAATTTTGTATCCAACATCTCGTCCGTAAACGATATTAGTAATGTTTGGAAACTTTACCACCATAGCGTTTGCCATCTTAGCATCTGCGTCAATAAACGTCTTTACTTCTTGAAAAGTAAGTGGGTCTTTTTCGCTTGTCTTGTAAGTATTACGAACACCAAGCACTACTTGGTCTGTGCGCTTGCCAGCCTCGTCATACAAAGCGTGGTGTCCTTCGTGCCACGGTTGATAACGACCAAGCATAAGAGTTGTTGGCTTGCGCCAGTCATAAAGACCACAGTGGAAGATAACTAACTCTGCCTCTTCACTTACAGTCAGACCTTCTAGGATTTCTACATCAAACAGAACTGGGTCTTGCCACATTTTGTTTGTATCAACAAAACGACCTTCCTTGATTCTATTAACCCATACAACATAGTCAGCGACACCAAAAGCATCTCTTGTTTCTTGAGTTGGGCAGATAAAATCTACAACAACAATATGACCTTGTTCATCAAGCAAGCGAGCAAGAGCGCCTAAACGACGAGCGTTTTCAATGCGGTCTGCAAGTTCAAACCCTAAGTCTTTATTTAGGTCGGCTCGAACCTTGTCAGCGTTGATATGAATACCGTTTATACGGTCTGCAAGTTCAACAGCAAGCGTTGTTTTGCCAGAACCAGCCTGTCCTATTATTTGTATTATCATTTTTTCTCCTTAAGTGTAGGACTTTTTTTGACGGAACAAATCTTTATATCCATTCCAAAACTTATGGTGGATTTCTCTATCTTGCCGTATTGCTCTTTCAGGGTCAAAGTTATTTTTGGACATTTCCCAATCATCTCGTTTTACGGGAATCATTTGAAACATAGGGGTTCCAGTCGGAATGATGCCCTCAAATCCTTGTTTTATGAAGAACGGGATATTACCTATTGACGTATGATGAAAAGTATCAGCGTCAACAAAACCTGTCATTGTTTGAAAAGGCAAATCTAAACGATTTAAGGGGTGAGTAATCAACAGGCTATAACCTTTTGGAAGCGAGGCTCGCCATTGAGTTTTCCAAACAAACTCTGCATCATAAAAACCAGTTGTCAAAACACTTACTTTATTACGCCAAGAAAGTGGTTCAGGTTCTAAAGCATATTTGTATTCGAGCCTGTTTTCATTTACTGATATGTGAATATCACACCAAGTTTTTTGGACATAACCAGCGCATAGAGCGTCTATGAAGGGCATACAATTTTTTAGAGGCAATACAGCGTTATTTGCATTGTCGAACTCAACCTTATTTGGATTGAAGGCAGGACTTTTTTTATACCAATTAGGTATAGCCTTCGACGCTGGCGTTGGTGCTTCTACAAACTTTTCTACAAACTCTGACGCTGGAGTGAACTTTATCTCCATTATTTATACTCGCTATTTTTTCTCATATATCGCCCGTATGATGAAATGATTTTTGTCCTCAGTCTTTCATTTCTGTTTACCAATTCTTGGTCAGTTATTGTTTCGGTTTGCATTTCCCATTTTTCTTTCTTGAAAGGAATTACCTGAAACATTGGCGTTCCTTTTTCTATAATTCCCTCAAAACCTTCTTCAATAACAAAAGGTGAATTAGCAAAAGTTTGAAGATTTCCAGTGTCAATAACGCCAGTCAAAGTACGGAAAGGCAAATTAGGGAAGCCGATTGGGTGAGTTACCAAGCAAGAATAGTCTTTAGGAGTTTCAACTACCCAGCCGTGCAGGTACTTAAATACAGACGGACTATATCCTTTTGGTATTTCATATCCAACACTTTGATTTAATCCCCAAACTTCACATACAGGTTCATTTGTTAGCCAATTCACTGCTACTAGATTGTTCTCATCTATCGTGACCTGTAAATCACACCATAACGGCACAATGTAACCTGCTGTTATACCGTCTAACAAAGGGAAGCACCTTTTAGCACCAACATTGGGATAAGGTCTTAATTTGAGTTTTTTATCTCCGTCCATATAGACAGGTATTTTTTTCCACCAGTCAGGGATTATTTGAGACGCTGGAATAGGTTTTGCTTTGACATTTACAGTGTGCTGATTTCCTTTGAATGTAATTTTCATAATTCCTCTAAACTCTCTAAAGCATTACCGTATTTTTGAATTACATAATCGCTTAAAACCTCTGTGTGTTTTTTGGACACTTTGGATATTTTGCCTCTTACATAATGTAAAGCAGGTATTCCAAAAACTGCACCATCATTTAACAATTCTTTGTTTTCAATATAACCAAAATTGTTTTTGTAATTTTCTAAACCTATAAAATTGTATATGTCATTTAACTCTTTTTGTGGGTCGGCACATAAGTTATCATATTTAACAATATGAAACATCTTCTTATATTTAGGGTCTTGGCTTAATTTGTAACCAAAAAGAGCAGCATCTATCTGGCTGTTATTTTTCATCAACCAATCACAACGAGCATCATTTAATGGTCTGTAATGATATGACCAGAAGTCCTCATTTGCCATATTTACGTCAATGTAATTATTTTCATTGTTTTCTGCGAGCACGATAAAACTTGCCAGAACTTCTAAAATTGGTCGGTAGGTGAATATAATTTTTACATCTTCGTTGATTATCTCAGCAAGATTTAATGAGTATGGAGTAACCCATTCTCGATTTTTGTCTATAACAATTGGCTTATCACAGTCTTCATAAAACGCTTGCGCTGTGTTTTTGATTACATTCTTATACACTTCAGTTTGATAACCAGACATAGTTGTTTCACGGTTAGGAAACGATTGCATAAATTGTTTGACTGTTGGCTGTAACGCTGTTTGATGGGCAGCATATATTTGAGGATTCTGATTTAGCAAGGAAGTTAACAAAGTGCTACCACTTCTTGGGAGTCCAGCCATAAAGTATATTTTTTTATTCACTTATATTCCTTTTTTGACCAATAGTCGTTTTTGTATTTATCAAAATACTTCATAACAATTTGGTGTCTATGTGCAAAAGCATTTTCAAGGTCACGCTTATCCCCTATTTTCATTTGCCAATTTGTTCTTTTGAACGGTATCACTTGAGCCATTGGAGTGCCTTGCGGTATCAAACCCTCAAAGTTTATATCGAGCAACTGGAAAGGAAAGTTAATCGAGTTTGTATATGTATCAGTATCAACAATACCGTCAAGAATCTTAAAAGGACTTTCTCTGTGCATAGGCTGAGTGATAAGAACAGAGTAACCTTTTGGAGTTCTAATACTCCACGGGTTCAGAAACTTAGGATAATTTACGCCTTGACTTAAAGGGTGCAACGGCGCTTGTTCAAGTGGGTGAAATTCAATTGGGCCATAAGTGGGCCAGGAATAGAATGGAGCACCATCTTTTAGTCGAACATAAATATCAACTGGCGTGGTTATCAGATAACCAGCGGTTATTGAATCAAAAACAGGGATACATCTTTTGATTGTTGCAGTGGTTTGTGCATTAAAATTAGGTTTCTTTTTACCACCCATATAACTTTCTAATTTTTTATACCAATCGGGTATTTGTTTACTGCAAGGCATTGGCGGTTGCAACGGCAATTCGCTCATATTGGTAAAAATTATTTCTTGCATTTTATCTCCCAAATAAAATAGAGCCTGACATAAGCCAGACTCTACCTTATTTTTAGAAAATGTTAAGCGTTTGTCTCAGGCAGAGCACCTTCTCCTGATTCTGATACTGGCAACCCAACAAATGTGGCTTGTGCTTCAACAGGAAGCGTAAAAGTACCTTCTGTATAAGACGAGCCAACAATGCAATTACTTGACTCGCCAAGAACAACCTCGTCTGCGCCAACGGCTGAAGCCCAATTAACTAAAAACTCAGGCGTCTGCTCTGAATCAAAATATGCGACATTGGAAACAATGCCATCTTTAATGTAAGCGTAGTTTGTCATAGTTTTCCTATCTTAGTAAGTAATGACTACTTGTCCAGGGGAGCCAGCGCCACCGTTACCACCAATTGTGTGAACAGAGTTACGGGATTTAGCACCACCGCCACCACCGCCACCTGAGCCTTTACCAGTTGCAGCAGTACCAGCATTACCAGCAGTATTGGTCGAACCACCACCTGTGCCACCTGTACCAGCAAATCCAACGCCACCTGCGCCACCATTAGCCTGAACAGTGTTTGTTCCTGAAACTCCAATAGCAGCACCACCGCCACCACCACCACCTGCTGTGGATTGAATACCAAAAGCAGTGTTACTTGATGCTAGTGTGCCAGCGTCTCCACCTGCTCCAGCAGCATTAAAACTTTGACTGTTAGGTGAGCCGTAGCCACCACCTGAACCACCACCTGAACCACCTGCAACTGCGCCAGTACCACCGCCACCTTCGCCGTTACGAGAGGCATTGGCTCTGCTGTAATCAACACCACCACCTGCGTTGCCGCCAGCAGCAAGGGCTACACCAAGAACTCCACTTGAGCCACCTGAGCCACCTGCGTTGCCGTTATTACCTGTGCCATTTTGTGAAGTGATTGTAGTGTTAAGAACACCTACACCACCAGTACCACCAGAACCAACAGTTACGGCAATTGGACCAGTTACGAACCACGGAACTTCTTTTACGAATCCTGCTCCGCCACCACCTGCGCCACCAGCCTTCATACCTTGATACTGACCATTGGCTTCATTTGCGTTTGTTACATAAGCAGGACCAGCAGCACCACCGCCACCACCGCCAATAGCAATAATTGTAATTGGCTTAGGGTTTTGAGCGTCTGCTTCAGGGTGCGTGAAAGTTCCTGATGAGTTGAAAGTAATTGAGCGAGTGCCACCTGCACTACCACCGCCACCTGCGGCTGGGACATTTGCTACACCCATTATGCAATCTCCATTCCTGAGATATGGAAGTTAATTGTTGTTGCGGAAGCACCACCGTCAATTACTTGAGCAGCAGTCAAAACTTGCTTTAAGTCAATAATAGTTGTTGTGTCGGCTGCAATAGCAACGGCATCAAACAAAAGAACTTCTGAACCTGCTGCGCCAATTGCGAGGGTAAATGTCCCTGATGAACTTGCAGTGTTTGTTACGGCAATACTTGTGATTACAGTAGTTGTCGCTGACGGCACGGTGTACAACAGTGTTGTTACAGTCGTTGTTGCTGCGCCTCTAAATAATACTTTTGCTGAGTTTGCCATTTATTTTCTCCTTGTTAGCCATTCCGCTAGGGTCAATACTACATTACTGAAGTTCTAAAACGCTGACATAATCACGGCGATTTCTAAAGCGGTGACTAGGTTTGAAGCAGTAGTTACGTCTGCCTGTAGAGCAAGAGTTCCACTAGCGTCAGGCAAAGTAACGGTACGGTCAGCAGTAGGGTCTCCTGCGCTTAAAGTAAGTTCAAAAGCGTCAGCAGTAGTTCCTTCAAAAACGATAGTTCCAGTAAATGTTTGTAAGTCAGTTACATCAGTCAGGTTTCCTGTGGTGATTACTGTTCCAGTCACATCTGGGAAAGTGATTGTGCGGTCAGCAGTGGGGTCAACTACAGTAAGTAATGTTTCAAAAGCATCACTTGTTGCGCCTTCAAAGAAAAGACCAGTTGAACCAATGGTCTTATTTGTGAGGGTATAAGCACCAGTAGCAGTTACAGCATTAGCGGTGATGTAGGTTTCTACGCCTAACGCCAAATCTTCAAGGTCACCAGGAATGTCAATTGAGTCTGACGAACTTGGATACGGTATTCCACCAGGTGTTGTTGGCATAGTTCTCTCCTATTGAATCTCTACGCCAAAGGCGTTAAATGACATAGTCGCTGATGAGGCATAAACAGTAACAACGTCTGCGGCGTCTAAGGTGATACCTAGAGTGTGTGTCTCTGTAGCGTTTGCGTTGATTGTGCGGTCATACGCTATGTAGTGCTTTGCGGCAATTGTCTCGGCATTAGGTCGTACGGCGATTCTGTATGTTCCGCCTGAAGCAGCCTGATTTGTGACAACAATTGACGAAACAACTGTTTCTTTTTGGGCAGGAACGGTGTACAACGTTGTATTGGTTGTAGCAGAGGGGTTGCTCTGACCTAACACTTTGTAGTCAAGTGACATTAGGGCTTTGCTCCAATCAACATAAGTCTATTTACACGGTTTGCCTCGTTACGAATTGTATCAGCAGTGTCTCTGTAAGTGAATGTAAACACAGCACCAGTCGGAGAAGCATACGTAGCATAAGTTGACGCTAACGTTGCATAAGTAAGTCCTTGCAGACCGAAAGCACCGTACGAGCCGTCAGTGCTTGTACGAGTAATTGCAAGATAAGGGTCAGTTAACGTTCCTGTCTCTCTCAACGCGAACCCTAATTGAGTAATCAAAGTACCTACTTGAGCATACGTCCAAGAGACACCAGCATTGGCTGTGACGTATGTAGAAGGTGAAGTGTTAGCAGCAAGACCAGCATACGTACCACGCTTTGCAGTCAAACCAGCATACGTGGCATTTGTAACAGTGCCACTTGTCAACGTGTCACGCAGTTCAAGACTGCTGGCTGTGAAGTCATACAAATCAGATATGCGGTCAATAATTGCCTGAATACGAGCCTCAGTAAAGTTTAACTCTGGATTAAGTGGGTCACCATCTACAGAAGCGTAAGTTCCAAATTCAGAAGGTAAGTCATCATAGGTATCTAAATACAACGACAAGTTTTGGTAAATTGGAGCAGCAAGCAACTTAGGGTCATCATCTAAATCTTCTTCTTCTTGCGCTACTCGGTTTTCAAGTAAGGGCCAGAGAGTTCCAGAAACAGGCTGAATAAATGTAGGTGCAACGTCGGTTGGTCTTAAATCTGAAATGTCAACACTTGCACCAAGACTGGTTAGCAAAGTAAGTGTGTAAGTTCCACCGCCGATAAAGGCTTCTTCAAATGTATAAACAAAAGCAGCAGGGCTTATATCTGGGTCATTGGTTACTGGAACAGTCAAACTGAAACTTCCGTTTGCGTCAAGAATCGCTGTGATTGTTGACGGAATAATAATTCTGTCGGCAGCAGAGTTAATCAAAACGTCACTAAGTGTTATCTGAACCTGTCCTGCAATAGCAGTTCCAGTGAAATCTACGTAGTTACCAGTCAACGTGATTGTGCTGAGATTGTTAGGCAACGCCATATTACGAAGCCTTAGCAGGGAACAACAATGAGTTTATAGAACCCTTATTATCGTTGATGTTTGCAATAGCAGTTATGTAAGAGTTAATAAGAGAAACGTTAGCACTTGATTGAGAGACAGCAGTGTTTAACTCTGTAGTTAAGTCACCAAACAGTTCATCTGCGGTTGTTGCGAGGGCTTCTACGGCATCTACGCGAGCCTCTAAAGCGTCGTACTGAGCAACTGTTACATAAAGAGCACCAGTGCCGTCATCTGCTACTGCTGGGGATACGTCAGCAAGGTCAAGAGTGCCACCGACTGTTGCAGACGGAACAAGAATGTCATAAGTGCGACCACCTACAAATGCTTCTTCAACACGATATGTGAAGTTAATTGGAGCGGCATCACTGTCATTAGTAGCAACAAGAGCCTGTGAGAAAGCACCATTAGCATCAAGCGTGACCGTAATAGTGGAGTTAATAAGAATTACGTTAGACGTTACATTCTTTAATACAGCACGTGGAGTGAACTTTACCTGACCAGCAATTGGGTTTCCTGCTATGTCGAGGTACGTACCAGTTACGGCAATTGTAGTTAGGTTATTTGGTAACGGCATTACAACTCCTAACTAAAGAAAAATAGTCCAGCAATTTCTGATTGTGAAGTGTCGGGCGTACTCCATTTTACGCCACCTGTTTGAGCAGAGTCGGCAGTAAGAACAGTGTTATTTGCACCTACGCTTAACTTGCCTACAGTGTCATCACCAGTAGCAATAAACATATCGCCTTTAGTGTCAACAAGAACAAGTGGTACAGGATTCTGGATTATCGTAATACCCATAATTAGACTCCTTGACGAATAACGCTCACGGACTGTGTGCTTGAAGCAACTACACCAAACAAAGATTCGCCAGCCTGTAAGTCAATAGCAAATGCGCTACCAGCAACAATTAGATAGCCGTAGGAAGCGGTAGTTACACCTGCACCGCCGAGGAAAACATTTACGCCGCCAGAAGGATTTTGAACAAGAACTGTTTGTCCATCACGTCCAGATTCAGCAGCAGACAATAATGTGGCTGTTGTACCAACGGAGACAATACCGTGTGTTAGTGCCATTGTTCCCTCTATTTCTTAACGCTTGATTTTGCCTTTACAGGTTTTTCTTCTTCAATTTTAATTTCTTTTACTTCTGCCTTTACAGGCTGAGCATCTTCTTTAACAGGAGATAGGTAGCGCATACTGATTAAAGCAGCAGTATTGCGCCACCCACTCACGTCAAGAATCTCACCAGCAAAATGGTCTACACCATTCACTGTCATCTTCTTAAGAAGTTTTGCTTTCATACTATGCAGACATATCTACCCATACATATGAAAATGTACGAGCAGTGTCGTTGATTGCTGAACCCGTTGGATTGTAAAGATAGATTGAAACTGTATCAGCGGCAGTAATAGCAGCACCACAGAAAATCAAGTCATCATTTAGGTCAGAGGGTGGATTAACAATAATAATGTCAGTGGTCTTAGCACCAGTCAAAGTGAATGTTACTGAACCACGAGTGGTAGCAGCAATAGACGCTGGGTCTACAGAAGCAGTACCAAAGTCAAGTCCATAATTTACGTCACCTGTTGAACCAATGATTCCACCAACAGCAATTTCACCACGGGAGATACGGTTAATTTGAGCCATTTTTCTTCCTTTCAGAAAGAGGTACAGGGGGGAGAGTGGTCTCCCCCCTTACCTGTCAGTCATTAAGCGACGATTGTGTTCCAGAAGTAACCGAGGTCAGCAGCGATTACCTTGTTGTCAAACGCCATTTCAGCCTCGACGCGCTCTGCACGAAGTGAGTCCATACGGAATGAACTTACACCGATTGTTGAGCCAATACCGCCTGATACGCCAGTCCAAGAGAATGTGTATCCAGCAGATGGTGTCAATAGACCAGGAGTTGGAGCAACGTGAGCAAGAAGAGCGCCCTTGCCGTAAGCGAATGAATACGCTTCAGCAGCACCTTCGTTGTTACTTGCCTTAACTGCCTTAGCAACAAGAACACGGTCAATGTCGAACATACGTGCGAGCATATCGGTTGTAATTGTCTGGCTTGATGTGTACTTGATACGGTCTACCAAGTCTGGGTGGTTCTTAAGTTGACGGAATACTTCGTAACCTAGTACGAGAGTATTGGCTTCCATTCCAGTGTTCGCAAGGATTTCACTCTTTGCGGCTTCAATGTCGTCAATTGGGTCTGAAGATGTGTAATCAGACCACTGCTTTGTCTCACCAGCACTAGGAGCACCAGCAACACCAGTGACGTCATCTGCCCATACACCAGTTGTGAAGAAGTCAGATACGAACTGAAGTTCCTTACGAAGAAGCATACGACGAGTTACGAACTCTGTAGCCTCACGTAGTGGGTTAAGTGGAGCATCAGCGTTTGCAAGAAGTTGGTCACCAACGTCCTTATGGAAAGCGTAAACATCAGCAGAGTATGACCCTGTACCGAGGTTGTAACCGCCACCAGCAGACTCAGTAGCATCAGCGCGACGCTGTGCTTCATCTCTGAACCAGTCATTCTTTGTGTAGGTGAAGAACTTATCGGACTTCTTATCTACAGGTACGATAGGGAAAACCTTATCGGCAATAAAGTTGTCTTGATTTTGTAGGTATGCAACAGAAATGTTTGTCAAGATTGCATCTACGTGTACTGAGTTTAGATTTGGCTGTGCCATTTTAGTTATTCCCCTTAGTTCGCTCTAGTTGGGTTAGCGCAGTTAATTACTGCGGTAATAACTTCAGCATCTCCACCAGCAGCGGTGATAGCCTGTCCAACTACGTATTGAGTTGTGTCTGTTACAGCAATCTTGTCAGCCTTACCTGCTGAGGTTACGCTCAAGAACGCTGGAAGTGTAATTGCTTCACCAGCAACAAGTTTAGTTCCGCCTGAAACAAGAACTTCGGCTTCCTGACCTGATGTTGGAGCATTTTGTAGTACGCCAACTGGAACGTCTGTGATAGCCGCAATTGCAATTGCCTGTCCAGAACTGTTCAACTTGACGAAGTTGTACTGCTTAGCGGAAAGGTCAGCACCTGCAACGAGGGTGACTTTTACGCTGTAATTACTAATTTCGTATGCCATTTTACTTAGCACCCTTCTCGTTTAGGTACTGATTGTACAGGTCAGGGTTGCTATTTACAGCACCAGCAAACGCTTGTTCAAACGTAATACCTTTAGTGGATTCCACAGCCGCTTTAGCCATAGAAGTTAATTGTGTGTAAGCGTCACCACTTGTAGGTGATGCAGACTTACCAATCTCTGCAAAGATGTTCGCTGACTCTGCTTGTGCATTTACAGAAGTCAAAACATCTTCAAGAGCCTTTGCTAAATCAGCATTTACTTCAGCAAGTGAAGCCAACGCTGGTCCAACTTTTTCTGCGTCAATTGCAAGGTGTGTCCACTCTTTTGCTTTTGCAACAGCAACTTCATTAGCGCGAGCATCACGCTCTGCCTTTAATACTGACTCTGCTACTTCAGCGCGAGCCTTAGCATCAGAAGCAGACTTCTCAAGGTCTTCAAGCATCTTGCGAAGTGGCTCTGGTGCTTCCTTAACAAGAGCATCTGTGTCAATTTCAACAGACTTTTCTGCTGGCTTCTTTTTCATTTCAGCCATCATCTTGTCCATCTCTTTAACCTTCTTGCTCAATTCTTCTTCGAGCATCTTAATTTTTTCCATAGCGTCGTTGTATGACATTTTGTCTTCCTCTGGCTTAGCAGGAATCGCCTTGTCTACAACCTCTACGTTTTCATCTGGGGTCATAGCGGTCTCCTTCGTCCCCTCAGTAATCAGAACTTTATCTGATTCGGTGTTTTGACTTACAAGGTCACTCAGAAGGTCGTCTACACCAGAGTGCTCTGATTTAATGACTAACCAACCTTCGTGCAGGTGGGCTGGGTGGTCTACACCACTGGTCTCCTCGATATTGAGTCCGACCATTTTACGGGCTTTAGCCATTCCAGTCTCCTAAACGATAAGTGCTTGTGCAGTAAACAACACTACAACAAAGCAGCAGTAAGCGTTGTACAGAGAATAACACTACTTACGTGTCAAACAGATACTTTGACACTCAATCTGAATGGGTGCTCTCTGATTTTTTAGACATAGCCTTTTTTATAGCGACGGTGACGTAACAGTCTTTACAACATTTAGTGCCATCATCAAGGACACCACCAAACTTGGGCTTAAAGAACTTAGAGCAGAACGGACACTGTGAGGCAGCCACTAACGGACAGGACCGCCAGTTACCCAAGCATCACAAGTACGAGATGCAGCACACTTAAAGTCAAACGCTTCACAGAAGCCTAAGTCGCCAGCCTTAATGCTGTCCCAAGAGTTTTCTTCTTTTGGGTCACCAGTCGCTAGACCGTCTTTAATACAAGCAAGCATTGGCTTAGTCTGAATGAAAAACGCACAATTACCACACAACGATTTCTTAGCCTCAGCAGTTGTCACTTCCCAACGCTTAGCCTTGACTTGCCAAAACTCATCATTCGGCTCTTTAGGATTGAGTGGGCCGTAACCAGCAGATTCAATAGCCTTTTCTCTGTTCGCCAGATTTACCTCTACGTTTTGGGTGGCTGTGGGGCAATTATCAGCCTTTTGGACACCGTACTGGTGTGGATAGATAGGGGTCATTCTTTCTCTCCCTTAGAGTGCAGTGGGTGACTTTCTGGCAACAGGTCGGTATCAAATGGTGACCTTTTGTACCGTCCAGTTTTTAGAGCGTGCAGGAAACCATTGACTCTGCCAAACGCCCACTGTGCTTCACCAGTTACGCCAGGTCGAACGGAAGAAGGATTTGTTTTATACGCTCCTACACCACGACGGTAAACCTGCAACAAAGTACCAACGGTAGTTCTTTTACTAGCAACGTCACCAACTTCGTCATTGTGTTCTTTGACTTTGTTACGCAACGTGTCTTCTGTGGACTTCTCAAGTTTTTTATCAGTCATACGTAACTGACTAAACGGCTTTACAACACGACGATTTGTTTCCTGAAGTCCTGATTCTGTTTCAGCCCATACACGCAATACGGCTACAGGGTCATCATCTGTTGCTTCTTCTTTTTCATTAGTACCGTCAAGCGTTACTATGCCACTACGCTCTATACGCTCTACTTCACCAGTTGCATACGTAGTCGCCGCTGGTGGTTTCTGTACGGCATACAGAACTACATCACCAACACTAATATCTTTTTCTTTCTTTAATTTTTTTTTAGGCTTAGGGTTCATTATGGTATCAACGTGAACATCACTTACAGTAGGTTCGCTGTTCTCTACATCAAGTTCAGAAGTTGAAATGAAGTCATCATCATCTTCTTCATCTAAGTCAGCAAGGATTCTCTGGGCTTTACCACCGATTGAATAGCCACGGAGTTTTCCTTCCTTGACTAACTTCCACGCCCAATCTTGCCACTGAACACCCATAAACACTGTGTTAGCAGGGAACTCAACAGTATTACTTTCACCATTGGCTTTCTTAACTGGTATTGAGAGTGAATACGGGAACGTCATAACTTCTAGCCATTCACCAGCAACAACACTCTTATCGTGCTGTAAACGAATACGACGGTCACCAGACTTTACATAATCCCATACGGCTTTCTGTAATTCATCTGGGTCTGTCCACTCATTATGAGCATCTAACATATTAGGAATGTACAAAGGTGCAAGCGTAAATTGTTTTGCATCTTCTTTTGATACAGCCTCATTAGCAATTACATTAAATGAACCTTCATCAACAGATTTCTTTGTGACACCAGCAATAATTTTTTCTGCCCAAGCCTTACCTGCATCTCCACCCCAAGCGTCCCACGCTACACGACCAGGTGACGGAAACTTTTTACTATTGGAGTAGAAACCATCTGCTTCACTATCGTTCTTATGACGACGGAAGTATGAAGCCATACGCTGTAAAGTTCTAAGAGATACAGGACGTTGACCAGCAAGTTGAGCAGCGCGAGCGCGACCTACAGCAGTAAAACCGCCACCTTGCTTTCCTTCACGAATCCAACCAAGCGCACGCTTTGCTTCTGCGGCTACAGCATTAGTCGGAGTCCACGTTGTTTCTTCTGAGACTTTATTCAAGTCTTCAACACTTTGACGAATAAGTAGTTCTTCACCGTCTACACCAAAACTGCTACTGACCTCTAATTCTTGACCAGTCAATTCCCACTTCTCAGCAAGATTATCTACTGCCTCTGACTTTGTTACATCAAGTTCATCAAGGTCTATACCTGTTACAAATGCACTCCACGGCATTACAACTGAAAGTGCTCCCCAACCAGTGTTGTCGTGACCGTGACTAATTTTACGCTTTGTCATCTCTGAAGTAATAAAGTGATGAGCAAGGATAATGTCATCAGTCAGAGGCTCTGGGTGTTTAGCGTGTAAGTCATTGTGCAACTTTTGTAAGTTATC